TCATTCTCAACTGTCATGATCACTCTTTTAATTCCGCTTTTCTTATCCTTGTGAATAATCTGAAATCGCTCGATCAAATCATTCCACACCGGAGTTATATCATCCCTGATGAGTTTTAGTTTTTCCAAAAATGTCTTACTAACCTGAGGTTTCATTTTTAAAAGCGGGGGCCCCATTGCCCCCGCCCCTTAGTGCCAAATTAGAACGTCGCCAACGCGAGATTCTTAATACAGGCCAGATTGCGTCGGTCCTGAGACCCATAGTTCGCGTATTCCTTGGCGTAAGCCACGAATCCGTCATACCCGGGATCCCATTTCATAATTCCACCGCCGTTTTCGTCGAAGCCCAACTCTTTAACTTCATATTTCTTGAAGTAATCGTCGGTGACGAAATAGATGCGATCGAATTCGCAATCAACATCCACGATCCACTCGATGCCATTCCACGTCGGCATCTCTTCCATACCGGAATCCATCGTCGCACCCTTCTCAAATCGCTTGAGGGGGGTGACAACAGACAGGTACTTCCGAAGTCCCGAAGTGTTCGAAATGATCTTCGTGGTCTTTCTTCCACCGAAGATTTTCTTCCTGGCTTCGATACGTTGTAAGAGGTCATCGGAGACGTTGGCTGCGCCCGCGTCAAAGATGATCCCTTTCCAGATTGTATAAGTCGAGGTCGAGATGTTCTCATAGGTGGTTGCAATTGACCCGTCATCAACCGCCAACTTAAGACCCGCATACTCTTTACCATCGGTAGGAGAGTTGTCGTTGGTCCTTTCACGAAAGATATTGTCGCCACTGGTTAAGGTGACGGCGCTCGCCATCGTGAGTTGGGAGTTTGCGATGTCCACTGCAGTGACCTGGATACTCGCGGCTTCACGAGTCGAGCCGTTGAAGAAATCCAGATACATTCCTACCCGGAAGTGAGTGGGACAGCCGTTTTGGAAAGGCACCGTGGTCGAGGCCGAAACGGCTCCGTTCACGGTGGCTAAAACACCCGATCCAGAACGAAAGATCTGGGCGTTTAACTCCTTCCCCGCATCCTTCATACCCTCATCCATTTGGAAGGTGGCATTGTCTGCGAAGCTGTCAACATCGGTCTGGGCGATTTCCAGAGAAAGCCCCGAGAACCTAATGGTATGGGTGAACACTTTCGGCTTGATCGTCCCCTGAACCGGAGTTTGAGAGTCCGGTTGACGGAGGCTTTCAAGTTCGTTTTGGTTACCCTTACCTCTTTGGTTTCCCTGGACGTTCACCGAGAAAATAAACCCGGCTCCCGTTGGTTTCTTAGTAGACTTCGTTAATCGTTTTCGAGTGTCGGCATCCATGTTTTGCAGATTCGTGACGCCTTCGTCGTCGTAAACCTGCTTTAGGAGGCCGTTGATTGTTCCTGAATCAACACCTGCTCCTGACATTTTTCATCTTTTCTTCCCCTCACGCTCCTGGCTGAATTCCGGTCGTCATAAGTTGGGCTAGGCGCGAAGCCCTTGATTCCTGGCCGACAATTTTCTGCGGCTGTGCACTCACGGGGGCGCCGGTCTTCGAAGTTGACGGCGGAACGCCATTCGTTTGTTTTTGAGTTAGATATGAAGCTGCTTTAGTATTGGTGATCTTATCGATCATCCCTTTCATCGAGACATAGACCTCATCAAGCATTCCAAGATTGAAATTCCCCAAAGGGTCGGGATTCTTTTGCATGAGTAAATACTGAGCGTAGGACTCAAGCTCCGGAATCAATTCTTGTGGGATATTATCCGCCTTGGCTTTCTCCCGAAACGTGGTGCGGTACATATTCTCCCGCAATACTGGGTCGGAAGGCGCTGCTTGCTGCTGCTGGAATTGAGGCTGCAATTGCTGTTGAAACTGCACATTTTGCAATTGCTGCTGGGGTTGTTGAGGTTGTTGATACCCCATCTGTTGAGCCAAGACTTGAGGGTTAATCCCCAGGGCTTGACCTAACACCATCACCAAATCAGGCCTTTGGTCTAAAACCTGATCCAGCATTTCGTAGGATTTCCAGGTAGCTTCTCGGTCTTTGTAGGATTTAAGGGAGTCGTTCACCTCCTTAAATCTTTGGTACGGTATCGTCTCAGGAATCGGATTAGCAGACTGATCGGTATTTAACGCCCCCGGAGGCGGAGTCTGCGAGGTCTGACTTTGAGCCGGTTGACTTTGGGTGGGTGACGGTGAGCTTGCGCTCTCCACCGGGGTAGCTGCCCCTTGATTTACGTCCATGGTATTTCCCTTTCTACGGTGATTTACGTCCCCGCGGACGAATTACATTACTGGTTGCAAAGGTTGCCTCACACCCGGACCTATAGGAGGAGGGGATTCTCCCTGAGGTTTAAGGCCTTGCGGCCCCGCGTGTGAGGGCAATCGCTGATGCGGCTGCATGGGTCCAGGAGGCATCGGAGCCATTCCCGGAGGCGGCATTTGCGCCATCATCTTTTGTTGAATCTCTGTTAATTTTTGGCTGAAGAACCCGAAGTTATCGACGAAGTTCGGGTGCTTCATTCTGTCGGTTAAAATCTTTTGCTGGATCATCAGATTGTCAAAAGGAAGAGTCTGAGGATAGGGAATGGGTGAACCATTAGGGCCCTTCTCTTGACGATTCATTGCGGCTAAGACACTCACCATCCACTTAGCCCTGACGACATCTGCATCGAGCTAGGTTTCAATGGGTTTTATTCCAAAGAGTTCTAAGAACTGTTGGTTGCCGATAGGATTTTGATTTGGATCCAGGACGCCAAACATCCCAGCTTGGGCAAGCTGTTGGTAGATCGAGAGTTCGTAAGTTTTAGACCTCGGAAGAGAAGAACCCGCTTCGATTCTCACGTTCACGTTGTCTCTTAAGTCAGTGCCGATAAAATCCGAGATCTCAACATCAAGGTTATCCTTGTTCAAAGACTTAAGTTTATTGATGAACTGAGGACGTGGTTCGATGTACCTCGATGCGATGATTCTTAATTTCTTACTCTGTCCGTTCTCAATAAATTTCTCCCAGCCCTGAATGACAGGAGAAAATTTACTCATTGCCTGTTCAACCAAGAGATTTAAAGCCACGCCCGCGGTAATCCCTTCGGGGTTTTCTCCAGCTAGAACTTGGGCGTCTAAAGCAATTTCATGAATGGCCTCAATTAAAGCCTCGCGTTCTTTATAGACCTCGGCTCCAAGTCCTACTCCGGGGATTTTCTCAGGCTTCGCGCCATTCGCTCCCACTGGGTTATAAGTGATATTTAACCCCGGAGCTCCGTTGATAAATCCCTCTTGAACGCCACAGTTTTTAGGAAGCAACCACTGAGGAGAAACCATGGTCATGCGGTTCAAAATTATTAAGGAGTCAATCGAATTAAGTCTTCGATTCATGGGGACGATGTTTTCAACGTGAGAAATCCCATGATACCTGAAAGGCACTTCAACCCATTTAAACGGCGTGTAGGGATGCCACGAGTCCTCATAGCGAGGATCAAAGTAAGGCACGGGTCCAAGGTATAAAACCTTCTTATCGGCAACGACGATCAATAATCCCTTAGGATTTTTGGGAGTGGGTTTGACATACGCCTCTAAGACAATCGCGCAGCCCTTTAGGTTCGCCTTAGGATCCCCTCCGGTCAAAGACTGATCCGTGCCTCTTCCCGCAACGGATTTAAGCCTTTGATGGATGGTGAGAAGGGGTGAGAGTTCGGTGTTCTCTTTAACGCTCTGAGCCAATCCGGTGAAAAGTGGATACTGAGGAGCACCTGGAAGGCCAGGAAGTTCTCCCATCGGAGGAGGGTTTTGCTGGCCGTATTGCTGTTTGATCCAATACAGAGGTTGAACCGAGGCCTCAACAAACCAGCACCCATGTTGCATATCCGGGATGAGTCGGAATGGGTCGATTATTTCAACCGCATTATCCCCAACCGCTCCGCCCAAAAGATCTGAATAAGGCCCCGCCGCGGAGTCCCAAATATCTTTTCGAAACACCGTTCCACAGAGTAAAGCAATCATCCCAGCTTGGATGTGTTTCAACTGCTCTTGATCAATGTCCCACTTAGCATCCTGAATCCTTCCCGCTAACTTTGCGGCATTAACGTCCGCGGTATCATCGGAATTTGAATCAATGGTCGCCGACGGTTTTTGCTTCGTTAAAAGCGATAACATTGTCATCACGATCGGCAGAATAACGTTGGTAGTAGGACGGGGAATCCACTTGTTGAATTGATTTGTTGGAATGACTTCGTAACGACGCGTTAACTCATCGTAATAGATATGATGGTTACCCTCGAAGAAATTGATATTCTCATCCCAGATCCTTCCTAGGCGCTGAAGATAGGGTTGGGACGTATGATACACGTCCTCAATCATGGTCGCGAACTTCGCCAAGTCTTTTTGCGGATCTAATTTGTCGAGCTGATCGAGATCTAAAACTGCGACCACTTAAGATCTTATCTTCCCCTCAGAAGACTAATTCTTTCTCCGGGCCAAATTCCCCGCCAAAACCAAAACCTTCATCCCCTATTTCTCTATTCTTAACCTGCTCCAAGTGCTCATCATGCCCGTTTCGTTTAATCAATTCCTGATTCGCGTCTATTTCACCGCGAGACTTTCTTTTATTCTCATGATGTCTGAAATTGATCTTCCCGAACTTAGGTTTTGGCTGCATCAATCCTCCTCTTTGGTCTCCACCATGTCTTGGATCTGCCTGGCATTCTTGTCTTTGCTGATTTTCAAAATTCTCTGCATGATTCCCGGAACCTGAGCGAACTTCGAAGCGAAGTGTTTATGATCGTCGTCCATTCCCTTTCCGTGGGCATGAAGGAGAAAACCATTACTAATCTTCTCGATATGGACATGTTTTGGGGCATCATCATCGCCTTCATCTGAAGGCTTTATATTAGGGGTCTGATGCTCAACGTCTTTCAATGCGACTTTTATTTTCATAATTCCTCAATTCCCCAATAAAGCCTGAACCTGATCTATCGCCATGGACTTCTCTTTCTTCTCCTGATCCGTGGTGGCCTCCATCCTCATGAGATGTCCTAGAGGATCCATATAAGTTGGAGGAGGTGTGGGTGTGGAATAGAAATCTTTTTGTTGATACTTCGACAAACTATCCCCAACCATGGACAAGAGCTTTTCCTCGAGGTCTCCAACCTTCTTGCGAAGGAATTCAATCTCGCTCTCATGGGCCTGGCATTTCTTACAGTCAAACATCACAAAGCCTTGTCTATCGGCCCCACATCCTGAGGAATGGCGGCGAGGGTATCGCCAACCATCCTCTGAATGGGTATAGGACACATTTCGTGAAGCATGATCCCATTGGTCACGCAGTAATTCTTCCCAATGGGCTGTTGACAGCTAAGACACCTTCCACCTTGTTTCATCAGAATTAAATCCGCCGATGAAACATAATCCACGATACCAGTGATTTCAGAAGTAAGCTGGTAATCACTTCCCTGGGCTTTAAACCCATCATTCACGGCCGCGATCATTTCAGGATATTGATCCTCGGAAATCTCACAATCAGCGCAAACCGCTATCGTGAGATTGGATCCATCCGACAAACGAAAAATGACTTCGTTGTATTTCGAATAATCAGTTCCGTTAGCTATTCGCGTTCCGCAATTGATACAGCTCCCAGGGATCGCAATCACGCAGGTCTCCCAATCAGCCAATATTTACCCGTATCGTTCGAGGTAAAATTGGCCAGTTTTAAAGTTTTCTGATCCACAGAGGTGTTTTGGCTCATGGTGTGGTCTTGGTCGTTGCTCGCACCAAAGGCCAAGACTTCGGCGATCTTCGGATTTAGCGTGGTATCGGCCACGATATTCCCAGAAGTCACGCCCGCTCCGTTCCAGGTTCCTTGTTCAAGAACCAAACCACCATAGCCTCCACCAAGTTCGAATTTGGTTTTAACCGCAGCAGAAAATGCCATTTCATCTTATCCATCTCCCCTCACTGAATTTAATTTAAACTCCGATTGCTTCGAAAAATACTTTAAGCGTGCTTAAGTTCGTTCCGTTCGCGATCTCCGCTCCAGCACCAGCAGCCTTTTGATAGGTAACCTTCGCAGAGGTCACGGCATCAGCACCCAAGAAGGTCAAGACCCCCGTGGTCTGAGTTACGGCGACTTGTTTAGTTAAGGGGGTCGTGCCAGTAGGGATGACGTTGAATAATCCAGTGACACCCCCGGCCGTGACATAGACATTTTGAATCACCGCGGGGACGCCTGCTAAAGTCCCGGTGTTACTCGAGACCGTAACGACTTCATCCACCGTCACGGCAGGTAATGGAGCGATGACTTTGGCTTTCTTGTTCGTGTAATCGTAATCAAAATCATAACCACCGGCTGCTGAAGTGAAACTCATCGAGTCAATGGTAGAAAGTCCAAGACTCGCGGGAGTCAAACTAAGCCCACCCGTCGCATAAGAGCTGTCGAAGGTCATGGCTCCGATAATTTTCCACTTATTCCCTTCAGAAACTCTCTGAAGAACGCTTAACGTTAACGCCATTTCATTTCCTCATCTTCCCCTTCGTTAAAATTGCAATAAAGATTCAATTCCGTGCTTTTTGTCTCCCGGAAGCTCGTTGTAGTGGGAACGCCAAAACATTTCGGAGCGAGGATCGAGACCTTTATACTTTGATTCTTTGACCTGATCATGGGGCAAGGGACGCCCCATCACGAAGTAACGCTTGGCATCCGCGCAGTGATCATCTCCATCGGTATCAAGATCTTCTTTTTTGATTGCGTCATGGACGAGCTCTGGGACGGACCGAATTGTCTCAGTGCAGGTCCGAAAAATTGTCATCCAAGCATAAGGCTTCTTCTCAGAATCAAGACGCACAGCATAATATTCCCTGAGTCTAGCCCACCCATTGGCCCGGTCGTTATCTGCAGCTTGGAAAAGGATTTTGTCCTGATCGTTCAAGACCTCAAGACCCACGATTCCGGTTCCTTGGGCTCGGGCTCTCAGTGAAGGATCGACATAAGCGCAATCAATCTTTTCGTCTTTGCTTAGGCGAAGGATTTCGTCTCGCAGCCTTTCATAAGTCAAACCCGGCTGATAAAGCTCTCGATATTGATAAGTCCTTCCATCAGGTGACATCGCGAACCAAAGCACCGCAGAGGGTGAGGCATACCCATAGTCAACCCCAATGAACCGCGCCCACTCTTTTGGGATTTCAAAGGGTTCACAGGTATGAATCTCAAAATCCCATGAATTGAAGAACTGCCCTTCAAAGACATCCCAATTCCCATCTAGCCAAGCCTTCCGAGTTTGATCGGGGAGGCTTTTTAAATAGCTTTCATAGCTTGGATCGGAATTTTGGAGTGTGGGATTGTCCCGAAGCTTTGCGGGAATGAAAACACGGGATCTTCCTGAAATTGGATCCCTAAAAGGTTTAAAAGCCCCGTGGGCCACGAATCTATTTTTAACCCACACGTGGCCGGGGCCACCTGGATTTGTTGTTAAGAAGGCCTGGGGCTTAAGTCCTGGGACCGTAGAGCGACAACTTGAGAGAAGCTTGAGATACCTTTCTTGTCTAGGAATCTGCGTCAACTCCTCAATCAAGACCCTATGATATTCATGGCCCTGATAGTGATCATAGGCATTTTCGTCTTTAAGGTGCCCTACTCGTCCCATTGCACCCGAAGGGAAGCGGATTGTTGCTGGTCGTCCGGTAATCTCCGCCCCCATGGGCTGATAAAAAGTCCGGGCCCGGTCCAACCAATCGCTTAAATCATCGGCATTCCTTCGAATCACGAGGAAGCGATATTTTGGATTTTGGTAATCGTAGAGCAACCAAGCGAGCCCTGCGTCGGTCTTTCCACCGCCTCGAGCGCCACCATAAAGAACCTCAAAGTCATTTGACTTTAAAGCTTCAGTCTGGGGGCCCGGATGAGGAGCCCATTGGATTTGTGACTCTCTCATGATTCGTTCTTTGCTGGTAAAATTATGACGCTTACAGGCCCACCGTTGGGTCCGGCCGCCTCAATCTTGTCTACGTCTAGGCCGTGAAGCTTAAGGGTAAACTTCGCCGCATCGAGTTGAACTCGAGCCATTTGGGCATCGCTTACGCCCTTCGCCTCAATCATTTTGGTGATTACCTTGGCCGCTTTGACGCAGTTCTCGGCCAAGTGCTCTTTGGATTCCAAAGTTACGAGATTGAACCTCTCGGCGAAAGCTTTGGACCTGGTTTCTAAGTCGGGGGGATTTTGAACGGTAGTCGCCATAAAAAGAAATTATGGCTAATTCAATAGTGCCTCAATTTTCTGAGGTGTCAAATTTTCTAATGACCCCTTATTTAACAACGCGGAGTGTTGTTTTATCTTTTCGGATGTAAGTGCCAGAATTTGATTTATACCCTACTCCGAGATTGCAGACCCATTCGGTGACTATCTCTGGAGTTGTTACGACCCTGCCTTGTTGAGAAGGATGGGTTTTGGAATGCGGGAGGTTTAACC